CAAGTATTAAACTTAATAAAACCAGGATGCGACATTGTAACAATCAATGGCATAACAGAGGGTGCTGCAGTAACAACTTTACTAGCAAAAGAATATATAGATAGTAACGAGCCTTTGTTAATTGCAAACTCTGATCAGATTGTAGAATGGAATAGTAATGAGTGTCTTTATGCTTTTGATGCAGATGAAATAGATGGTGGTATCTTAACGTTCAAGGCTACACATCCTAAGTGGTCTTATGCAAAGATTGGTGATAATGGCTTTGTATCAGAGGTAGCGGAAAAGAATCCTATATCAGACAATGCGACAGTGGGTATATACTATTGGAAGCACGGATCAGACTACGTAAAGTATGCTGAAGATATGATAGAAAAAGATATAAGAACTAATAATGAATTTTACGTTTGTCCTGTTTTCAATCAAGCAATTGAAGATGGTAAAAAGATAAGGGTAAAAGAAATAGAAAAAATGTGGGGCATAGGAACACCAGAAGATTTAAACTACTACTTGGAGAACAACAAATGAATAGAAACAAACAAGACTATCTAAATATGCAAAACAAATATTATGATCAATATGCAGCAATATGGAGTTTAGAGTTTAAAGATCCAGTGGTAGGATCATATGATGCTCATAATGAGTGGGAAGACTACGATACATATTTATTTAAAGACTTTGACACAACAGATTTAATTGCTCTTGATTATGGGTGCGGTCCAGGAAGAAACATTATTAAGTTTCATAATAGATTCAAAAGAATTGATGGGGTTGATATATCAAATATCAATTTAGAAAAGTCTAGGGTAAATCTAGAATATAACGATATCTCTATTCCTAATCTATATCATACATCTGGAGATAATCTATCAATGATTGAAGACAATGTATACGATGTTATGTTTGCAGTTATTTGCTTTCAACATATTTGTGTACATGAAATTAGATTTAATATATTAAAAGAAGCATATAGAGTACTAAAACCAGGTGGAAAACTTTGTTTCCAAATGGGATATGGTGGTAAAGAAGGAATTCCTACCGCAAAATATTATGACAATGTTTACGAAGCAGCAAGTACAAACGGTCATGCAGATGTAAGCATTACTGATGAAGAAGAATTAAAAGATGATTTAATTAATAAGATAGGTTTTAAAAATTATAAATCTGATCTTAGACCAACTGGCCCTGGAGACAATCATCGTCAATGGATTTGGGTTCAGACTGAAAAATGAAATACATATCACACCGAGGCAATTTAAATGGTCCAGTATCAAGAGATGAGAATAACCCATTTTATATTGATGCAGCCATTTTTGCAGGGTATGAAGTAGAAATAGATTTAAGAACTAACCTTGGACAATTGTATTTAGGTCATGATGATCCAGATCATTTTGTAGATTTAGAATGGTTAAAGGAAAGAAAAGATAAACTTTGGATTCATTGTAAAGATTATAGGTCTTTAGAAACTTGTATAGAAAATGATTTACATTGTTTCTTTCATAACATGGATGACTATACTATGACTAGCCTTGGCTTTGTTTGGGGATATCCTGGAACTCCAAAGATTTCTGATTGTTCTATTCTTGTATTGCCAGAAAAAAATCAGGGTACAAAGTATATTAAAGATCTAGGATACTTTGGAATATGCTCAGACTATATAGAAGAAATAAAGGATAGCCATGCTAAAACCAATTGATTATGAAAAGCATTTTGTTATAGGAACTCCACTGGTTGCTTGGAAATGTGATAGGAATGAGCACATGACATGGATTCAAGACAGAATTAATATTATGCAAAAGTTTCCAAATGCTAAATGGTTTGCAGCATTTGAACTTGATGAAAGAGGTTTAGAACCATTTCAATCTGTAATTGCAGCACTAAAAGAAGTTAATGGAGATTATTGGACTTATACAATAAATGATATGCAACCAAAAGTAACTTCTCATAATAGATGGATAAGGATTGAAACTGGTCGTAATCTAATTAGAGAGTTTGCACAAAGATTTAGAATAACTAGCGGACATCACTGGGGTGAAGATTGTACTGAGCAAAATTTAGGGGTAGTAAATTATCAAGCAGTTTTATATGTAGATTCAGACATATCATTAAACTCTGAAATTATTGAAAAACTGTTAGAAATAGATAGACCATTGGTCGGTGTAAATGTTCCAGAATATGGATTAAATGGAAAAATAATTAGCAGTGAACCACCAATACAAGAACATTGGACAACAGCGGGAATGCTTTTGGTAAATGCTCCAGCATTCTATGATCTACCTTGGTATCATAATTCTTATTTAAACTTAAGTGATGATCCAACATTCCAATCTATGGCTGAAAGGCTGTTAAGAAGAGAAGGAGTTAATAATCTAGAAGACTCCTATGGAATGACTTGGGTTAGAAAAGATATACAGGCACACCATCATGGACAACTTCTCTCGGTAGAAGATAGACAAATTCCAGATAGACTGGTATAATATTATAGTTACCCTGCCAAATGGGGGGTAATAATACTCGCTATAAAGGAGGAAAATATGGTAGGCTCATTGCTACGAACAATGCAACTCGAACCCTTTTTCTTAGGATTCGATGACTCGTTCAACAAGTTGCTTGGATTGAGAAATGATCTCAACAAGCACATCTCTAATTACCCACCTTACAATATCAAAAAGTTAGATGAAAACGAATTCGAGTTAGAATTCGCTATCGCTGGTTTTGATAAAAAGGATATCAAGGTAACTGTAAACAATGGCAAACTAAACATCTCTGGAATGATGTCAGATGATGAAACTGAAGGTAAAGAATATCTACATAAAGGTATTGCTACACGTTCATTCACATCAACATTCGCTCTAGGTGAACATGTTGAAGTTGAAGAAGCCGAGGTAGATAATGGATTACTCAAAGTAAGAGTAAAAAAATATGTACCAAAGCATTTACAACCTAAAGAAATTATAGTAAAATAGTAGTACAGACTTTCCTTTAGTAGGGAAAAGACAAGGAGCAGGGTTGACAACAGCCCTGCTTTTTGGTATTATAGATGTCTAGTAGATTGGATTAGTATGGCCCTTCATAATCACGTATTAATTAATGGATACACTCTTCTCCCACCAACTGATGAAAAACAAACTATTGCTTGGATGCAACAGTTAGTAGATTCAATTGGTATGAAAACAATTCAAGGACCTTTTGCTTCTTATGTAACTAAAGAAGGAAATCGTGGACTTACTGCTGCAGTAATGATTGAAACATCTCATATTGCAATGCACGTTTGGGATGAAACAGATCCAGCATTTATGCAATTTGATTTGTACACATGCTCAACGCTACCTGTTGAAAGTGTTATTAAAAATCTAGAAGATCATTTTGGATTATTTAATGCAAGCGTTTTGGTACTAGAAAGAAGTGAAGGATTTAAAATTGTTCCAGAAGATAAGTGGGAAACACTAGCATGACAATGCCTGACTGGTCACAGTGGGATACGCAAAAAGCAACAATCATTGCAGAGTATAAAGCAAGGATTGATTTCTTTGAGTGGCGTGACTTAGGTATTGCTAATAAATGGATATCAGAACCATTTTGCGATACTCATGATACTGGATACATGACAGAGGAAGAGCAAAAAGAATGGGAAGATGGAAATGATCCATGCATGACAGTATTTAGAATATGGGAAGATAATATTGAATTGCCAAAAGGACAGGTAAGTTTATTTGAGGATGATAATGGCTGAGAAAGAAGAAGTAGTTTATTGGGCACCATTCTTTAAAAGAACTAACCATAATGATGATCCAGTTGATTGGAGTTTACTTTATGAAGATCCAGAACAGTTGTATAAAATTTTAGCAAAAGATAGAAATAAGGCTGAATTAGTTACAATGTTTAATTGTCCAGCAATGCAAAACTTTACTAAAAATATTTATACTTTAAAAAATCCTGTTACTACACATTTAGAAGTTAATGAGGGACACGTTCATGCAATATCTGAAACTAGCGTAATGAGTAGAGTGGATCATATAAGTTCTATTACTGATAGTTCTATGTTTGTTCTTGGATTAAATTGGGTATTTTTTGCTGAATCAGATTCTTTGAACATTGGAATATCTTCACCCTTTGCTACAAGAGCACCTCACATGAATTATGGAACTATCACTCCTGGATCATTTGATATAGGTAAATGGTTTAGATCTTTTAACCTTGAGTTTAATTTATGGAAGAATGTAAAAGAGTTTAAGGCTGAAGAGGGAGAGCATTTAGCATATGTTCATTTTCAAACAGATAAAAAAGTGGTATTAAAAAGATTTGAGGTTAATGAGAAGTTAACTGGATATCTCTTAGCAACATCAACATCTCCTAATTGGGATAAAAAAGTTCCTTTAGTAAAAAGGTATGAAAGATTTAAGAATAGTAGAATGAAAGAAATGATTATGAAAGAGATTAAGAATAACTTATTATGAAACTATTAAAAAGATTGTATGATTATCTAACAGAGTATGTGCCATGGAATGCTGCTGGATGTAGACTTGATGGTCATACATATCAGTATGCATCTTGTCCATTTACTGGAAAGACTTATGGTGATTGTACATCTTGTGGTCATAGTGTAGTAAAAGATACACAAGCCTCTATCGTCTAGTGGCCTAGGACACCGCCCTTTCACGGCGGCAGCACGGATTCGAATTCCGTTAGAGGTACGCAGTTAAAAGGAGGTAGTTATGCAGTTATTAGATTTTTGGGCACCATGGTGTAATCCATGTAAGTTAATGAACCCAATCATTGATGAAATAGAAAAAGATTATCCAGATCTAGAAGTAGTTAGAATAAATGTTGATGAAGATGCGGGTATGGTAACTAATTATAATATCCAAACAGTGCCAACATATATACTGATTAAAGATGATGGAGAGATCTTATCTTTTGTTAAAGGTGCTATGCCTAAATATAGATTCTTAAAAGAATTAGGATTAGAAAAAGATGCCTAGACATTTAAAAGATGGAACAACAGTAGAAGAGTTAGATTCAGCAGTACATTTGTCGGTAATAACAAAGTGTCCTTGGAAATATAATCTTATTGACAATGAAACTGGTAAGGTATATACTGGTACGAATATAGAAAATTCATATCTACCTGGATATGTCTTATGGAAGGAAATAACTGAATGATAGTTACGCTAGAAGCGTGGGAGTACGAGCATGCCTATCAAGTAGGCATTAGAAGGTTCACAGAGAACTGGACAAAAAAAGATGCTGCATATTATGATAAAAGTAAAATGGAAGAAGATCGTAATGCTCAGCCAGCAGCAGCAATTTGCGAATTAGCAGTTGCTAAACACGTTAACCAGTATTGGTCTGGTCACGTATGGACAAAGGAATCACATAGTCTACATAAAGGTAAGGCTGATGTTGGAACAAATATTGAGGTACGCAGAGTTCGTACACAAAGTGGTCCAGCAGTTCGAGAAAAAGATTTGAATCGTAATCTTATTTTATGGGGAGCAAGACTTCTTGACTCTGAATATAAAACTGTAGAATTATTAGGCTGGATTGAAGCCGATAAAGGTTTTGAGATCGGCGAATATCGCAAGGGATATAAAATTATTCCTGCTGATAAATTAAATAAAGATTGGCTGTAAGGTTCGGCGAATATGTATATACTGCCCACATATCTAAGTCCCATAGAGTGTGGGCTAGTATTTATAAGTTTTTGCCTATTGAC